CTGATTGATATTGTGAAGCTGACGGAAAAGGTGAATGAATTGGTAGATACATTCAATAACCATACGCACACGATACCTACGGGTGGGATTGCTACACAGGGAAGTGCGGCGGCTCAGGCTACGGTTGCTCCGGTGACGGTTCCGGCGGTGCAGAGCACGGCGAAGAGGTTGAGTAAAGGGGATTATGAGGATGAGGTAGTAAAGCATTGAGGATATGAGACGGGGGATTGTGATAGGTGATACCGGGGATTTGAAGGTGCAAGGCGGATGTGCAGGTGACGGATACGGGCAGGCTGGTGATTGATGTGGAATGAGTAAAACGGGAGATGATGAGAAAGAGGTTGAATGTACAGTTGTGGGTGGCAGTATTCCTTACTGTTTCGGGGGTTATACTGTTGTTCTGCGGGTTCTGGGTAAAACCTACGGGGGAGATTGATAATACGGTTTTGGTAGCATTCGGGGAGGTTTCAACGTTTGCGGGGGCTCTGTTCGGAGTGGATTATAATTATAGATTTAAACAGTATTTAAACGCTAAAGAAAGGGAGAATAAGGATGGAGAATAAACCTATTTATGTTGTGATTCATTGTTCGGCTACAAGAGAGGATAAAGACTTTACAGAAAAGCAGATTAATGAGGCGCATGTGGCGCGGGGATTCGGGAAGTGGGGATACCACTATTATATCAGGAAAGATGGACGTGTTATTGCTATGCGTGCAGAGAATGAGGTTGGGGCGCATGATAATTGTATTGTTCCCGGTGAAAAATATAGTTATAATCGTTGCAGTATCGGCATCTGCTATGAAGGCGGATTGGATGCAAATGGAAAGGCAAAAGATACACGGACAGGGGCACAGAAAGAGGCATTGCGGGCGCTGGTGGCGGATATCTGCAAAAGGTATGAGACACTGGACGTGTTGGGACACAGGGATACAAGCCCGGACAGGAATGGGAACGGTGTTGTGGAGAAGTGTGAGTGGTTGAAGGAATGCCCGTGTTTCGACGTGAAAAGCGAGTTCTCTAATTTCCTTCCGGTGACGGTAATAAACGGTAAAAAGAAATGACATGCTGAAAATAGGAACACATAATAGCCTTTCATACCTTAAAAATCAATGGTGGTTGAGATGGCTGAATTTTACGGCGAAGTGTCAGAATTTGAACATCGGACAGCAGTATGAGGCTGGGGTGAGATACTTTGATATCCGCATAAAGATGACAAGAAAAGGCGTGCGGGGCGGACACGGGATTAATACGTATAAGGTTGATTTTGACAGGTTGTTTCGATTCCTGAACAGTAAGGGGGATTGCGTGGTGTACCTGATGTTGGAGAATCTGAGGTGGCAACAATCGAAGGTGACGGAGGAGAGGTTTGCGGAGTATGTATGGGAGGTGTACAGACGGTATCCGGGGATTCGGTTCGTAGGTGGTTATAAAAAGAATCCGTGGGGATGTATTGTGCCGGGATTGCCTGAGCCGGAACGCCGGGTGTGCTATGAGTTGTACGTTTCGGACAAGGGGGTGAAACTGCCTTATCCTTTGCGATACGCACGGGAAAAGAATGCCGCGTATTGGCAAGGGGTGAATGATGAGGTGTGGAGTGTATTCGATTTTATTGACATAAAATAAGGCGTATGAAGTGGTTGTGTGTTGTGCTGGTGATGATGTTGTTGCTGGGGTGCTCTGTAAAACAGAAAGTAACGAGTTCGGAGGTGGATTATAAGAGGATAGCGAGTGAACTGCGCGAGATTGTTAGAGCGTATGAAAGACGGACGGAGGTGTATAGAGACAGCCTCGTGACGGTTAGAGGGTTGCTGGAAAAGAGCAGTAATGTATCAGACAGTATATCTCATCTTGAAACGTCGTATGCGCGGAGTGATGCGGAGATTAAAGGGGGCAGATTATATCATTCTATAGAGAATAAGGATAGTGTGCCTGGGCAAATTAAATATGTGTCGGTGGATGTGGAAAGGCATGATACGATATACCGGGAAAGGATAGATACGGTTTATGTGGAGAGGATGAAGGTGGTGGAGAAAACAGTGGAAAAGAAACGATTCATGTGTTCCTTCTTCTATACTTCCGGGTGGCTGGCGTGGGTGGTGTTGCTGGGTGGTGGTATCTGGTTTTTGTACAAGGTGAAAAAAGACGAAAGATGAAAGTAACGGTACTGTCTAATCAGACGCTTACGGATGTGGCTATACAGGTGTATGGAAGCGTGGAGGGGGTGTTTGAGCTGGCGCGGGAGAATGGCTTGCAGGTGACGGACAGGATTGAACCGGGGCGGGTGTTGGAGTATCAGGCGTCTAAGGTTATTAATAAACAGATTGTGCAGTATTATGCTGTACAGGGGATTAGCCCGGCAACGGCTTTCGATAAGGATGTAGATAGCAGGATTTTTGATGAAACATTTGATTTAACATTTGATTGAGATGGCGCGAACGATTGAGGAGATTTCTACTTATTTGAAAAGTGGTTTTGTTGGAAATGAGACGATACGGGATGCGTATGGGCTTGTAGCGGGAAAGGCATTTGATGAGCAGTTCTCAAAAGTGAGTATTGAGTCGATATTGATTTACGTGTTTGCTGCGTCGGCATGGGTGTTGGAACAGATGTGGGAGGCTTTCAGGGTGGAGACGGAACAGAGAATTAATGACGCTTATGTTACTTCGCTGAGCTGGTATTACAGGAAGGCGTTGGAGTTTCAAAAGGGGGATGCGTTGGTGTTTGATGAAAAGACGTATTCGTATAAGTATCCGGCTGTGGATACGGATAAACAGGTAGTGAAAAATGTGGCGGTGAGGCAGGTTACGGATAATGATGTTACGAAGTTGAAGATTTACTTTAGTGATGCGGAGAAAAAGCCGTTGACTGGGGATGTGAGACAGGCATTTGAAAACTATATACGTGAAATAGGTGCTGCCGGAACGCATTATTTATTTGTTAGTGAGGCTCCGGATTCGTTACGGGTTCATTTGCAGATTTATTATAATCCTTTGGTATTGGATTCTAATGGAACGCGGTTGGATGGTGGTGGAAAACCCGTTGAAGAGGTTATAGAGAA